ATACCATGTTTGGTATTAGATATTATTCCTACATCACTAATAGTCTGTTCTGTACCAACCATAGTATTGTTGTAATAAACTCTGTATTTTGTACCATCTTTTACAACTCTCAAAGTTGCTCCAGCAGAATATGTTGCAGCTGCACTAATAAGATTTGTATATGTACCAGCTACATTTTTATCTAGTTTGACATTGGTTCCGTCATGATAAGCTATGACAAAGTTAGCAGGTGAGGTTGTACTATCTAAATTCAGTACCAATCCTGCCTGTGTTCCCGCAGTCATAGTTATATTTGCATCCACAATCACATCACTAGTACTTGTAGAAACAGATGAAAAAAGAGAGGATAGGGTGAGGGGTTTAATACTAAAGTCATCAAAATGACCTTCATTACCAGGAAGGTCTGCAATAAAACCAGAAGCATATAAAGTAGTGGCAGTTGAACGGAATGTCCGTTGATTTTGAGTCCATGAAGTTCTAGAAGCATAAAGATTATCAGCTAAATTAAAATTATTACTTCCAGTTCCAACACCAGTTCGTGTATATTTTCCAGCTGTAATTGTTTTTTCCCACCCAGAAAAGTTATACCAACCCCCTGTGGTAGCAGAAAATAATTGAAATGCACCACCATAAGTTTGAGCAGCAGCTAATACAACAGAAATACTTTGAGAACCACTACCTCCCGTTCTTTCATCTGCAACCCCATCAAGAGTCGCACTATTAATTAATGTCCAACTGCTTGGTGGGTCAGCAGTTTCCATATTTCCATTAGTTAAAATTTCACTCCCCAAAGTTGGTGTAATCGTCAGCTTACCACCAGCTACAGTTCCACCAGTTAAAGCCAAAGCAGGTGTAGTTTGACTATCTGGTCCAGTTGTTTCTGTACTTGTAGCACTATCTGTTGTAAAAGTAGAATATGCCAAAGGGGTAGGTAGCCATGTGGTGGTGGGGATACGGATGTTGTCTACATCCATAATACTATTTGCATCTGAAAAAAATATTGGGTATCTATCACCATTATCTACCGAAGAAATCCATAATAAAGTCCAATTAGTGTAAGCTCCGCCTTTAATATAATAGTACGCACCATTTGTACGAATAACTAAAAGTAAATTATAATTTGTTCCCTCAACCATAGTACCTATAACAGCACCAGTTGAATTATTTTCTCTAAAATAAATACTACTACCACTAGTCATAAAAGCATTTCCAGTTGTAGTTCCAGAACCACTAGCATATTGAAGATAAGAATATCCAATAGTTTTGGTAATATTCATTGATAATATCTTACCTGCCAATCTAGGTAACAAATTATAATAAAGATATCCAGAACCACCTACTATTTTTTTTAATTTATTATCTGTAATAGATAAACTATTAGCTATATCCAACACATTCCTTGTTCCTCCAGTAGGTTCTGCCTGAGTACCATCTAAATTTGTAGTAATCAAAAAATTACTAAAACTATTACTAGCATAAGTAGAAAATATACCCTGTAAAGTATTATTGACTATAGAAGCATCATTAATTGTATTTCCATCTCCTACTGCGATATTATTATAAACCCATTGATAGTTATTCCCATTTTTAATTACTCTCAAGGTAGCTCCAGAAACATATGTAGATGCAACATTTCTAACCTGAGAATAAACACCATTTACTGCTTTATCTACATGTAATGCTGTTCCGTCATGGTATACGATAATAAAATTCTGTGGGTTACTAGCAGAATCTAAATTAACAACAAGACCAGCTTGTGTTCCTCCAGTTAATGTAAGACCAACTGAAACTATTTTGTTTGTAGTTGCTTCTGTAACTGTTGAGAAAAGGGAGGAGAGAGTTAGGGGTTTGATAAAAACATTGTCTACAGTACCATTAAAAACACTAGAATAAATAGCCAAAGTAGCAGAAGCTGCTCTTTTTGTATTAATATAAGAAGCAGGAGTTGAATAGAAAATAGAATCACCGCCTATATTCAAATTTACAGAACCAGATGTTCTTGAAACTATATCAAAACTACCTTGATACCAAGCTCCAGTAGTTGCTGACATACTTTGTTGCAAAAGACCACTACTACCATTACTACTCGCAACATTACTTCCAATAGTCCAATTAGCGGCTTTTAACCAAACAGTATCACTATCAAATCCATTATTTGTAAAAATTTCACTCCCCAAACTCGGTACAGGAGCTGACACCCCACCCGACAAAAGTGTAGTAGGTGCAGCAGTCGTAAACTGGTCATTTAATATATATGAGGGTACTTCACTCCAGCTAGTGAGGTCTGTGTCAAATGTAGGATTAACTATTTTATTAGTTGGTTCTGGTGAGGGTATATCTAGGGTTACTATAGTTCCTATCCATTTAAGTGATGCTTTAGTGGTGGAGTTATCTGCTAGTACAATTCCCTCTTCTGCCGAATCTGATTCAACTCTAATAGGTCCTGTCATTGTATCCCCAGTTACATTGACATACCTAGCATCTAATTGAGTTTGAGATTTAACACCAAGAATTTCGTGTTCTACTATATGATTTTTTACAGTATCTCCATTTATGTTCATATTTAACTCCAAGCTGTCATTGATAAAAAGTCACCTGCAGCATTATAACTTAAAGTTGATGTATAGGTAACTCCACCAATTACTTGAGTTAATGTTTTGGTTGAGGTGGCTGGACCAGTATTTGAGATAGCTAGAGTACCATTTGTTTTTAGAGCATCAGTTGGTACTACTTCTTTTATCTTGGTTACTTGACTACCATCTGTTTGAGCAGTTGAGGTGGCAAGATTTGATATTCCTCTAACTCTCTGTATTCCTTTTTCCATGCCAAACCTCCAACAAATCATTAATAAGGTCAATTTGACCCTGATAATAGGACATTTTTAGTTTATTGTCCTCTCTAAACATTGTAGATTTGAGAGAACCAATTTGGTTTCTCTTTTTAGTTAGTACCTCAAGTGAGGGAAAATACCAGCCATAATACTCACGAAATAGTTTAATTCTCGCCTTTAATTTAG